ATGCTTAAGACCCAAGATATCGGGAATAAGTCCTACGAACATGAGGTAGCTGGGGCTGATTTGTTTGTTCATTATTACCCGTATTTAGAAGCGTGGAGTTTCGAGCCAATTCTGTTTTATGACCCGCTAACTAAGAAGAATGTTCGTGCCGATAGAGGGATGAAATTAGGCGGTAAAACTTTCTTTTTCGAGGTGGACAGAGACACGGAAAACCTGTCAGTAATTGAAAAGAAAATAGAGAACTATATTACCTATAGCCGTGAAACTAATGAGAGGTTCCACGTTATATTTGATGTTGTAGTGGACGACTTTGACGACCGGCAGAAGCGATTTAGAAAGATTGGCGAGTACCTAGAAACCATCCACCGAGGGAACCAATTCGCTCTCACTTATCACACCCTCATTACCAACTCCGAGCTGGATGAGCAGGTCATTTTTACTCCCTCTGGACAGTACTCTTTAGCCGAATTGTAATGTTGTAACGAGTATTGTAACGAGGAAAGTACTGCCGTTTAGCCATCTTCCTTTGTTTTCAAGCCTTTACAAGCCGTTTAGCCTGAAGACAACAATCAATGGGGGTATTTAAAGCCTTCCGTGCCGTTGTTCGGAATCTGCTTCGCTTCGCTACGCACTAAGCCGAAGTCAAAGTTAGCTATTCTTGCCTATCAGACCAGACTATTTTTTAGGAATTAAGGACTGGTCTTTTTTTGTATTCACTGGTTGTGTTTAGCAAAAGTGTGCGTTGAGAATTAGCTGTTAAGGACAATTTAATTTTCCAAATTAAGGGGAGAGTGTGGAACAAATAAATGTTCCATGACATACGTTCCCCCATCCTGTATTTGGTGACCTATTAGCCGCCTAGCGGCATTCATCACCTTGACAAGGGGTCCCCTTCGGCTGCTACCCCAAGCGCGTGGAGTGAGGCCAGCTCCGCAAGAAATTAAGGCCACGAGGAGAAGATATGGATATAAGAAAGATAGAGTTAATGAGACAGTTACAACGAGAGTATTACAACGAGAAGAAGAGTAAGGTTAGATATGTTAGTGTGAGTGTTCAAGTGTTGTTCATGTATCGTTTGTGTCTATTGTTCGTAATCGGTTTCTTCATCCTGAGTCTCCTCTCAAGTGGTTGAGGGGGGCTCTCACTCAGTCTTGGGTATTGTAGCAGCCCCTTCCCCTAATCAAGGAGATGAGAGGGGGTCGGCTAACTCCCTGACCTGGCTTCGCCCACCCAAAACCAAATACAGATACAATCGGTTTAATGGGGTAGTAGCTCCGCATCGCTTTGCGATGCTACGCTTCACTTCATTTTGTCTCTTTTATTTGTTCCACACTCCTCTAATTGGACTTTTGTTATGATGTCCTTAACAGGGGATGGACTCGCACACGGTAGGCTAAACGGCACGACCGTGTACCTTGAGGGACAGTCCCGGCATTTAAAATAGGGTTGGACGCAGAAATGCGTTTCAAGCGGAGTAATTGGGATTGAGCCTAGCGTTACTCGGTGTAGGAAGAATCGGCTCTGGTTTTGTACTATGCTAGTCGTCCTCTGTAATAAAAAAACCGCCTCTTACGAGACGGTATCTATAAGTCTATTTTCGAGTAGGTAAATAAGCATTTTGGCTCTGGCATCTGCTTCGGTTTCTGCCCTAATGTCTTCGTACAACTTCCCTTCACGACTTGAGCATTCTTCAAGTACAACACTCCAGCAGTTGCCAAATTTATATATGCACCACTCGGCACGGACTTGAAAGGAGTCTTTGGGAGAAATTTTGAAGTAGACTTCTACTGGCAACATCTCTCCTAGCTCGGCAACAGTGAAGGCGGAATACAGTTTGGGCATCTCTCTGTCCACAATATGAGTTGCTATTTCACTTCCATTCTTTAGCACAAACGCTATGGGTGTTTTGTAACAGAGTTCGTTTAAGGAACCGTTATCCAACCACCAGAACAAACTTTCTTGTTTCGCTCCTAATTCTTTTAGCCTTTTGGCAAGGTCGAGCGATACGACCTGATTTTCTAATGTCATTGAATATAGGGTTAGTTGATGTCGGCCTCTCTTCGTTCGGCCTCATGTTTTATTCGCTGGTGTTCTCTCGCTTGTGTGCGGTGCCTTTCCTTAATACACCTTGTACAGTAGGTGGCGTTGTGTCCAACTCGGTCAATTTTTCTTCCGCACTGTTCGCATTTCTTTATCATAGTTTCTAGTTAATTTTTCGTGTAAAGGGCTTGCGCACTAATGGTAAACCCTTCATAATGAATGTACAGGGAGTTTTAATACTTACACTTCTTTTTCGGGAAGCAATTCTTTGCTATCCCATTCCCTGTATTCCGCATCCATAGTTGCTTCAAACAACAGTTCGTCAAATTTCTGTTTTTTACCAGCACTAGGATGTAAGTGTCTTCGGTCTGCACTAAACAAGTCATCTTCCGTATATTCACCAAGAATAGAATGGACTATTTGATTGTTTAATTCAGCCATGTAGTTTGATACGTTCATTGGTTCTTTGTTAATTAATGTTCTAATGTTGGCTGTCTGTAAGGGTTCCAGTCTCCGGTCTTAATGAACTTCTTGGGACGGTTAAAGGATTCTCTACCGATAGGGCAATCCATACGTCCGCAGGAATGGTTACTGGCTAACTGTTTAAAGGCTACATCTGACATTTCAGATAGCTCTTTAGGGGTTAATGTTGTTTCCATATTATTTGCACTTAATGTTTGGATACTTAGGCACTGTTTGAGGGGTACAAACTGCATACCAAGCTGACCAGTTATTCTCTCCGACACGCCCACCAACATACTTGTCCCAAGCTCTCTTAATACAGAAATCAAGGCTATCTAATGTTTTAGGCTCTTTATGAATCTGGAATAAACAATAGTCTTTAGTCGCTCCAACAGCTTTTGCCCTACACCCGCTTTCCTTAAAAGCTACGAATAGAGCGTTGTCTGTTTCGGCCCCAAAGTACTTTTGTACCGCAGCTCGGAACTCCTCACACTTAGCAGGAACGCTATTCACTGTCTCAGCTTTAGCCACTTTAATAAGTGACTTTGGCTCCTCAATCCTCCTTATTTCTGTAACTGGGAAGTAGAAGACTTAACTTCTACTTCGCTCTGTAATGCTTCTATCTTCGTTTCTAAGACACGTTTTTCCATCTTAGCTACTTGTATCTGGGTGTTGGCATAAACAGCCCCACCAATGACACCGGCTACTAAAAGATGTGAGAGAACTAGCACACTGATACGCTTGAATTTGTTCATAGTTTTGTTTTTGATTAATTGAATGAATCCTCGTAATGAGGTTGACATAAACCTTCTGTGTAAATGTCGATTGACCCGCAAAGCTGGCAAGTTCCTTCTGGGAAATCTTGAAGCCAGTTCCATGCAGAATGAATGATTGTTGACATAATTGATTAGTTACTTACAAGTTGAATGAGTAGCCCAGAAGTGATTTGAATGGTCGCTGTTACGACACACTTGGGGCTTGATAAACCAATAGATATTGAACATTTGATTTTTGTTTAGTTGATGAGATATCGACCTTTGTACTCAGTATATACTTGATTCAGCACTTCGTCAACATAAACTGTGGATAACAAAGGGCTTAGAAGAACATTTTAGCTTAAATAACAGGTAAATAATGCGTAAACTTACAGACACCCAAAAGCTGCTCCAAGCCATTTACATAAAATACAAGTGCAAGAGCATGGATGAAGCGTGGCAGAAATATCATCAGCTTTACGATGATATAGAACTAGAACCCCAAGAATTTATTACTAAACCAATACCCCAACGTGGCAAAGAAAGCATGGACTAAATACGACACCCTTTTAGGATTACTGGCTCTAACAGCAGCTATCTGGGCAATTGTGCAGTGGGCTATTACTTTTAAACTTATTACTTAAATTATGGACGACATCAACAAAATGTTTGAAGAGGCAAATGCAAAGAAGTTTGCCGAGAGATATCAAGCCTTGTGCAAAGAGATGGGCTATACCCTAAGACCTACAATGAAGGCAGGCTTTGACATTATTAAGATAGAACCTAAGGAATGATATTCATCGCAGGCTTCATTACAGGATTCGTTGTATGCGCTCTAAATGCTCTCACCTTGGCTTATTTCCTTACAAGGCACTCTCAGACTATCCAGCAATCAATTAAGACTATAGAGAGGCAAATAAGAGGTAAGGCAGTTATTTATGAACCAGATGAAGACGTAGAGAGATTTCAGAGCAGCCTGAAGAAGAACGAAGAAGATACTTTGCTTTCTGACCTATGAAGAATTATGGGTGTAAGAGCGGGCTCCCTCATGACCCCGAAGTAATCCATGACTTCACTGACATACAAATAGAGCTATGTACCATTTGTGGAAAGAAGTTCAGGTACAACAAGGCCGCCGGTGAGGTTGTGGATAACAAGCAGTACCTTAAAGACCATATCAGAGCTTTCGCCCAACCAAACGGCGCAACTCATGAACTTTTCATGCGCCTATATCATCCTGAGAAGGTCAAGATTACCCTTCACAATATGCCCTCGTAGTAATGGCGTTAATCAATAATTAAGAAATTTATATGAATCAAGAAAGAGAAGAACAGCAAGTAGGTCAAGACCAGCGAGATTTAGCTAACGCTTCCGAGAACGAACGCAACGCTGACAATGCAGCTCCTGTGCGTGAAGCGAAAGAAGAACAATCCCAGGACGAAGCCAACCGTTAGTTTTTGGCCTCTCCCTCTGCGACTGTGGAGGGAGGAATCTGAAAGGTAACTATGGCTACTAATAAGCAGAAAGCGGCACTTGCCAAAATCTTGGAAAATCCGTCTAAACCGGTTTCGGTGATTATGGAAGAAGTTGGCTATGAACCAAATACTGCTAAGACACCTAACAAGAACTTGCTTCAGACTCAGGGTTTTATTCAGTTACTTGAGGAACATGGATTAGATGACGACAGTTTAGCCAGACGGCATAAAGAGCTTCTACATACGGACGACAACATAGCAATTAAGGCCCTTGATATGGCTTACAAAGTTAAGTCTCATTACGCCCCTGAAAAGAGCGTACAGGTGCAAGTTAAGGGCGAGGTGAAGGACTTTGCGAAGTATCAGGCTCTCAAAGAGAAGTACGAGCAGGAATTGTTGAGTACTATCGCAGAAGATTTTACCCACTAGGACAGGGCTGGTATTTAGGTGGAGTTTCCGGCTCTACGTAATGCTCCCCGAAATTGGAGCCTAGTCGAAAGCACCACTGTTTCAAATACCGTGTGTTTGAAGGTTCATCTCGATAATCCAAAACTCCTATTAGGTAAATTTCTTCACCTTTCTCACGCTCTGGCATGTTGAATTTATCACCCTTACCTTCATCTTTGTTTACATCCTCTCTTCCTTGTATAAAGGGTATTTCGTATGACTTTTGATAATTAGGTGCTAAGTCATCCAGCATTTCCTCGAATACATCGGACGGATAATCTTGATAACTAGGAAGTGACTTCGAAGCGATAACCGTATTTGAAATGAAAATATCAATAGCAGGACTTCGGCCAAAGTTTTTCACAGTAATCTTATATTGATGACCATATTTTTCCTCGTTCATTACTTCTTCTAACTCTACTGCTTCAACCACAGCACGATTAGAACTTTGACTGGATACTCGTGAAGAGCGAGACTCCCACCAACTCATGAGACTAATTAACAACGCAACAATGCTAAAGACGATTGAGACGTAGTGTGGCCTATCCGCGATTTTGAAGGCCGGTTTAGCTTCTTCCTGCGGAGGGTTTGACGGGACTGATGTGCTTACCGTGTCTGCCGGTACATCTGGTTGACCAAGAGAGTTGGTTGGAGCAGCTTGAGGTGTCGGGATTGCTTGTTTGGTAAATACACCTTTACCCCTCTTCTTCCTCTGATTTGCCACCGTTATCACCTCCAATTAGTAAGGATTATTAACAGTTTAAAGAGTGAATCTATCTGACATCTCTATACACGCTTGGATACAAGAAAACAATATTAAGACTGAGTCGGGTGAGTTGTTAGACTTCCGCAATCACCTTTTCCTCTTTCAGCCCTACACCGACGAATCCCCCAAGCAAGTCATCCTCAAAGCCGCCCAGATAGGCTTTTCTACACTGGCAATCCTTAAGAGCTTCTGGATAGCCAAGACTCGTGGATTAGACATCATCTACACCTTACCGGCAGCAGCGGACGTTGAGATATTCGCAGGAGGGAAAATCAATCGGCTTATCAGCCAGAATCCTATCCTTCAGGACTGGGTAAAGGATAAAGATAGGGTAGAGCAGAAGTCGGTAGGCGATAGCATCATTTATTACCGTGGTACCTGGACCGAGAAGCAAGCTATTTCACATTCATCAGACTTAAACATATATGACGAAGTTGACTCATCAAAACAAAGTGTCATCGAGCAATACTCAACCCGCCTTCAACATAGTCCGTACAAGTGGGAATGGTATTTCTCTCACCCCTCTACTGAAGGAACTGGAGTTGATAGGTATTGGGCAAGGAGTGACCAAAAACATTGGTTTATCCGATGTCCACATTGTCAAAAAGAACAATATTTGGAATGGCCTCATTCTATTGACCCAGAACGGCGTGTTTACGTGTGCAAATCTTGCCACGGGGAATTGGGCACAGAGCACAGGAGGAAAGGACGCTGGGTTAAGAAGTATCGAGACCGTGAATTTAGCGGATACTGGATTCCGCTCCTCATCTGCCCGTGGGTAAGTGCGGCTGAAATCCTTGATTACTACCAGAACAAAAGCCCTGATTACTTCTGGAATAAAGTCTTAGGACTACCGTATATCGGAGGGGGTAACAAGCTCACCAAATCGGCTCTAATGGCTAATCTGACCTTAGACGTATTGACTCCTGATACAAGCGAGCGTGTAGTCATGGGGGTAGATACCGGCCTCAAGCTTGATTACGTTCTAGGGGCTAATGGACTGTTCTATCAAGGCGAAGCTGCCGACTATGACGAACTCGACAATCACATGAAACGCTGGCCGAAGATGATAGCTGTCGTGGACGCAGGAGGAGACCTAATCGGTAGCCGTAAGTTTCAATCCAGGTGGAAGGGCAGAGTGTTTCTTTGCTACACCGGAGGCGACCAGAAAGGCACTGATGAGCCTAAATGGAACGATGATGAGCATATAGTAATAGCTGATAGAAACAAGATGATTCAGCTTGTGGTTGATGAATTCACAGACGGAAGTATCCCGCTCCAAGGCACTGAAGAAGATTGGTATGAATACTGGATGGATTGGAACAATCTCCATCGGATTAAGGTCATTGATACCGTCACCCAGGAATACAAAGGCAACAAGTGGGTTAGAAACGGCAGAGACCACAGGGCTATGGCCACAGTCTATTGGAGGGTAGGGAAGACGAGGTTTGGGGAAGCCCAAGGCAAGGTGTTTACCGGAGAAGCTACAAGCATAAAAACAGTTCCCAGCATCAATCCAGATGACACCATTAATATTGATACCAACAAATTAATAATGCCCGCTAAGCGGGAAGATTGGAGAAGTTTATGATTAATACCACTGCAATCATAGAACTAACAGTCAGAATGCAAGCCTTCTCTTACGGCTTAACCCATGAACAAAAAGAAGAATTCGTAAAGATTTTAGAATTAATTCCAAAGCTCAATAAGCCAAATGAACCTAAGAACTAATTGTCCTAAATGTGGCTTAGATAAGCTCAGTCACCAATCTAAAGAAGGTAAGGCGATAAGTTTTAAGTGTAGGAAATGCGGCTTTGCCAAAGTGTTCAGTAAACCTAAAGCACCTCGGTACATTAAAGACCAAGATTACGAATGACCGAGGAACAGTTAGCTAAGCATAAAGAGATTTATGAGGCGTTATTGCAGGCTAAGGCATTTGATGTTCAGAACGGTGAAGTAATCCTATCCTTCAATCAGCTCGGCCACTTGATGAACATTAAGATAAATTTTGTGGCATATCGCAAGTAACCCTCTTGCGCAATTTTATGTAGTTGCTATACTGAAGGAAAAGATATCTAGCCCTAACCACGAGCATTTATTTAACTCACGGCAGGCGAACTCTTAATTGAGTGTCGCCTGTTTTTTATTTAATGGGAATATTCGATTCGTTTTACAGTCTTGCCAAAGACGTTAATAAAGCCCCTGGCACCAGCACCGAGACAGATGAAGGTGTGATTTCTGATTTACTACCAGAACTTAAGCTTTCCATGAGTAATGAGGAGTTGGAGATTCTTACCAAACGCTGGGAGAAGACCTGGAATGAATCACCTCTTAAGTCGGCTTGGGAAACCCAGTGTACTGAGAACGAAAACTACTGGAAGGGAGCGCAGTTCGGAGACGAAACAGACAGCCGTTCATTACAAGACAATCTCATCTTTGAAGCCATTGAGACTTTCCTACCAGTAGCTACTCGTCAGAATCCAGAACCTTTAGTACAGGCAGACGGCACAGAAGCAGGGAATGAGTTGGCAGATACCGTCAGAAAGTTCCTCATCTTCCACGGCGATAGATTACGGATGAAGCTCAAGATAAAGAAGTCCGTTCGTTTCTGGACTCTTTACCATCTAGGAGTAATGAAAGTCGGATGGAGTGACGTTGAAGACGATATAACCCTAGTACCCCTCAGACCTCAGAAGCTCATCCTAGACCCCAAGGGAATCATCGAAGAAGGAATTTATAAGGGGAAATATCTGGGAGAACACAAGAAAGATAGCGTAGAAACCCTTATTAAGCGGTTTCCAAGTAAGGCAAAGAAGATTAGGGATTTACTAGGTGAGAAAGATAGTGACGCTACAGAACTTGGCTATATCGAATGGTGGACCGATGAATACACTTGCTGGACTCTTAAAGGCGTTGGGGTCCTCGACAAGATTAAGAATCCTCACTGGAATTACAATACGGTAGAGAAAAGGACCATCATTGATGAGTTTGGTGAAGAGAAGGAAACAGAAGTAAACGTATTCGGTAATAACCATTTTCCTTCAGCCAGGATTCCTTACATCCTCCTTTCCATATTCAACCTCGGAACTCAGCCGATAGATGAAACCGGCCTGATAGCCCAGAACCTTTCCAAGCAAGACCTCATTAACAAACGTCTCAGACAGATTGATAGAAACGCCGATTCGATGAACGGCGGCATGGCTGTATCGGGAGACCACTTCACTGAAGCGCAGTCAGAACAAGTTAGTAGAGCAGTCAGAAAGGGAGGCACTATTTGGGTCCCGACAGGGGATGTAAACAGGGCTATTACCAAACTTGCCGGTCAAGCTCTCCCAGGGGATGTATTCAACCAATTAGCAGACACCAGGAACGCCGTTAGAGATTCATTTGGAGTCAGAGGCTCTACCCCACAGGGCATCATCAACGAACAGACGGTACGGGGCAAAATACTTATCAGAGGGCAGGATGAGAGTAGGACCGGACTTGTTACTGAGTACCTTGAGCAGTACGCAGACCAAATCTATAACTGGCTGGTGCAGCTCATGTACGTTTACTACGACGAGGAGCATACGGCTTCAGTAGTAGGGAAGGACAGGGCTACTGAATACATAAAGCTCAAGAACGACCAATTCACTACTCGCCTCACAGTCTCAGTTAAAGAAGGCTCTCTTGTACCGAAAGACCCGCTCACCTCACGGAACGAAGCTATAGAGCTATGGAACGCAGGAGCTTTAGACCCGATTACTCTCTTCGAGAGACTGGAAGACCCGAACCCTAGAGAGACAGCTAAACAGCTCCTTCTATACAAGACAAATCCTATGGCTCTCTTCCCAGAACTAGCCCAGCAGATGCAGCCTCAAGGCCCAGAACAGCCTCAGCAAGCACTTACCGAACAGCAGCCCACTAACGATATAGAAGATGCAGCACAACAAGCACCGGATATCAATCAGATACCCATCCAGTAAGTTCCTTTATTTATCAAATTAGTAACGTCGCTTCTCGGTTTCGACATTAAACAGAACCTGCGTAAATGGATACTAATGAACAGACGGACATTCAGCGGGAAGGTACTTTGATAGAGAATCAAACTATCGAAGAACTCACCCAGCCGAATACGGAGACGGAAACTCCCTCTGAGTCGTCAACAGAAAACAACCAAACGGAAGAAACCCCATCGCCTGAGGGGGACAAAACTGACTCGTCTGAGCCAGCCAATACTCAGGAAGAAGACAACATTCCGTTTCATGAGCATCCCCGTTGGAAGAAGCGTGAAGAAGAGTGGAACAATCGGTTGGAGGAGACCAAAGCTCAAATCCGCTCTGAATACGAGGAAAAACTCAACCAATCGCTCCAAGGGTTTCAACCCAAAGAGCAAACAGTTCCTATCCCCACATGGTTTAGCAGACTTTACGGAAACGACCCCGAAGCTTGGAATGAATTCGAGTCCTGGGACAAGCAACGCCAAGAAACAATCAAGGCTGAAGCTGTCAGGGAGTACGAATCAAAACAAGCCCAAGAGACAGAGAAAGTAACCAAGGCTAACCAGTACATTGAAAGTCAGATTACCGCCCTCCAATCGGAAGGCAAACAGTTTGACCGCAATGAACTCCTCAAAGTAGTTAACGACTTTAGGCCGGTTACAGATGACGGAAACTGGGACTTACGAAAGGCTTACGACATCCTAGAGATGCAGAAAGCCGCCTCAGTAAACCCCGTCAAATCCAACGCCCGTAAAGCCGTTGCTTCGGCAACCACATCTGAATCTCAACCAGAAACTCCCAAGAGTAACGTTCAAACAAACATTTCTCTCCGAGGTAAAGGATGGACTGATTTATTAGATTAATTAATACCTCACATAAATGGCATTCGGAAATAGACTTACTTCCGTTACCAGCAATACGTTACTTCCTAAGGTTGTAGACACAGTATTGAATGGTAATACCCTTGCTACTCGCCTATTGGCTGGTGCAAAAAAGTGGAGAGGTGGCGACAAGCTTAAATCAGTAGTAAAGGTTGGCACGAACAACACTACTACCTCATTTGCAGGCTACGACATCCTTCCCACAAACGGTTCAGATACCCGTCAGGGGATGGAGTTCTCCCCGAGCTTCGCTCAAATCACCGTATCCCTTCCCCTAGATGAACTATCAGTCAACCGTAACGATGAGAACGCAGTCATTGATTTGGCCGCTATTGAAATGGCCAGTGCCGCCCAAGACTTCTCTGACAGCATCGGTACCATGTTCTTCTCAGACGGTACAGGTAACAGCTCTAAAGACTTCTTAGGTCTTTCAGCTCTTATTGACGATGGTTCTGTAGCTGCTACCATTGGTGGACTATCCCGCGCAACCTATACCGGCCTTCAGTCACCTGTTATTGCCTCTGGTGGTACCTTGACCCTGGCCAAGATGTCCACGCTTTACAACGCTGTAACTTCAGGTTCCCAGAAGCCTACCCTTGGTTTAACCACCGAAGCAGTTTTCTCACTGTATGAACAGTTACTACAGCCCCAGGAACGCATCATGAAAGACGTTCCAATGATGAAGGGTGCCCCCGTTGGTGGTACCGGATTCGTTGGTCTGTTCTACAAAGGTTTTCCAATCTTAGCCGACGAAAAAGCTACCTCTGGAGTCTTGTTCTTCATCAACGAAGACTACTTAGACTTCTACGCTTTGCCGATGGCTATGACCAAGCCGGTCAACTACAAGTTCACCATGATTGACGGTACCGAGACCTCCCAAGTCACTGGATTAGGTTTCTCTTGGTCTGACTGGATTCTCCCGGCTAATGCCGCCGCTATTGTCGGCCATATCTACCTGGGCGGTCAGTTGGTAAGTTTGAACCCTCGTCGGCACGGCAAACTCACCGGCATTACATCCATTTAATTCTTAATTAAAGAAAGGATTTTATGCCTCTTGATAGACGAAATTACGACCCGCTTGCTATGCAGCAAGCAAATGGTTTCCTTGTAGGGTCTGGTGCGCCAACTATGACAGCACCAAAAGGCTCTCTATATGTTCGTACAGACGGTTCTTCAACCTCCACACGGATGTATGTCAATACCGATGGCGGTACAACGTGGACGAACTTTACTACCGCCGCTTAAATCATTAACTCTCTCACACAATGGCTAATTTAACAGGACACGCGGAGACGTTTGCAGCCGATACTTCGGTTGTAGAAACTACGCCGTCCATCCAATTAGGTACCCGTGGCCGTGACCCCCAGGGAAATGAATATATTTTCCTGCAAGGTGTCGCTTCGACCACAGCCGGTTCATGGGTGACCTTTAACCATGCCTTTGCCACTACTTTGTTGGCTGCTGATGCAGTTGGTCCCGTAGCTATCGCTATGGCCGCAATCAACGCCACCACTAAGTACGGCTGGTATCAGATTTTCGGGAAGAACACGATTGCTTCTACAGATACCGTAGCTTCCGGCGCACCTCTCTACATTGACGGTACAGCAGGACGTGCTGATGACGCAGTAGTAGCAGGCGACCTCATAGTAGGGGCCTTCTCACGCTCTGCCGATACCGCTAACGTCGCAACGGTTCAACTGGCTTACCCAGTAGTAACTAACGCATTAGGCTAAGTCTCCCGACATTTCTACCTAACCAGTTTGGGGTCTGGATAAAACCCCTCCTAATTAATCAATACACTCATGCCTAGCGCACAAGTATTTACAAACTACACTGACGAAGACTTTACCTTTTATTGGGATTCAATTCCTTATGAAGTTAAGGCTGGTCAGTCTATCTATTTACAGGACTATCTCGCTAACCATGCTGCAAAACATCTGGTTGACCGTGAACTTACCAAGGCCGGTGTTCCTACCAACACCCAGACTGAACGTGACGAACTCTTGAAGAAAGTCTTTGCTGACACTGAAAAAACTGTAGTTGCGGAAAGCTCTGAAAAGCTGGAAGCAAAAGTTATCAACGAAAACATTGAATCCGGTGCAGTTGAAGCTCCAAAACGCCGCTCCAAATCAACTAACAAAGTCTCCAAAGATGAGGAATCTTTTGAAGGTTTAGAGAAATAATAGGGATGCCCAATCTTAAACCAATCAATACCCCCATTACCTCTCAGCAGAACGTTACTACATCAGGAACCCCAGTCAATCTAGGTTCTCAGTCACTGCCGATAGACACGACAGTAATACTTAAAGCTAAGTCTACAAATACAGGGACAATTACTGTTGGCTATAATTCGGCCACTGCACTCAATAGTGGAACTGGCCACTTTAAACTGGCTGCCAATGAATCTGTTGAGTTAGCTGTTAGTAATCTTAATCAAATCTGGATTGACTCCACCGCAAATGGTGAAGGTGTCGAGATTTTAGTGGGGTAGGTATGGCGAAATTTAATACTACTTCAAAACCAAAACGCCGATGGCTTACTCCTTATTTAACCACGGTAGCGAGTACATCGCAGGCCGCCGCAGCCATAGGCCGTGTGTACCTGATGGAATTTGAAGTGCCGACTACAGTAACTGTGGATGCTGTCGCTTGGGAGAATGCCGCAACCGTTACAGGGAATGTTACGGTCGGTATTTACGGTCCGATTATTACTGAAGAAACCTGCGCTGGGGCAGCCGTAAAAGTTCAATCAGCTAGTACCGCAGTTGGCAGTGCCAACACTACGCAGACCATTGCTTTAACACCTACAGTACTCACTCCTGGACGCTATTACGTCGCGCTAGAATTTGACAGTACGACAACTACCTTTTACCGCAGCGCATCAGTGACCGGAGGAATTATTGCTGGTATGGCTCAGACCTATGACCGCGCCAGTGGATATGGTGCTTTAACTAATCCGTGTCCAGCAGTTACTACTGGAGCTATATTCCCCGGCATCTTCGTTCGCTGCCAACCGTAATAATTACTAACTAATTACTTCTTATGTCCTGGATTCTAGGTGATGTTTCCGGCTCAGAAACTCTGACCGATAATGACCATATTTACGCAAGTCATATAAACGAACTGAGAATCGGTGTAGACGCCAGGTTGCTTAAAATTGGCGATACAATGACCGGCGCTTTGACTATTGCCAATGCTAATAAAGCGACTGCTCTCATTATCAATAATCCAGCGACCACTGGTGCAGAAGCATTAAGTAACGAAATTCTGTTTAAGCCGAAAAATCTCACCTATGGCTACGGGATAATTTCATGGTATTGCGATGACTACACCCGTAAAGATGTAATTATTCAGGCTCATCGGGCGCACTATCAAACAGGGGCGACATCTGGGCACAAACATTTATCGCTGTACACATCTAACTCGGCTCGTAGCTCAACGGTAAAAAGATTGAATATACCTTATGGACAAGATATTTCTTCGTGGACGATTGAAGCTTCAACTATTGAAATTCAATCAGCTACTACTTCAGGAGCCGCATTTCATGTGAACCATAACTATGCCACGGCTACAACTAGTATCAATGTTGCAAAGTTTACTAACGGCCCTAATTTTCCAAGTGATTCTGCGGTTGTAGCGATTTCCCAGTATGGTAGTGGCGCAGCACTGTCTATTGTTCACCAGAACCCGAGTGTATCTGTTAGCGCAAATATAGACTCAAGCGGAAAGTTCGGTTTTTCTCACTTAGTAAATTCATCAGGTGGGTATGGGTTGAATTTACGGACGAATGATTTTAGTGGCTTATCTGCTTCCAACGGACTAGCTAAGTTCGCACACCTTGTAATAGGAGATACTACCAATGCCATTAATATAGATATGGACGCTAACGGTAAGGCAATTTATTTGGACATGGACGACACGGGCAGTAATCCATCAGTTCATATAGACCGTGATGGTAATAATGCCACAAAGATTTGGGGGTTGCAGATAGATGTGGACAACGCCGGGGCTGGCGGGGTTGGAGGCATTGACCTCTCTTCGTTATCTGCCGGTGAAGCAATCTTAAAATTAATTGCAGATGCTGTAGACCCTACAGCAGGAGGAGCAGCGGCTACAGGAAGGGTAGCTGTAGATGTTGGAGGAACCATTAAATATTTAGCTTACTACTAATGAAATCACTCAATCTAATTACTCTTAATAATGATAAGGGAGAAGTTATAAGAGAAGCAGGAACTGATAGAGAACTCAACACCCTTACTTTAATTATGGCGCTGTTTAATAACGTCAAATACCGCTCTCGGGATGAACAGCGTAGGGCTGACAAGATTTACATCAAACTAGAAGAACTACTAAAGATAAATGACTTGCAAGAGTTCGAGTTGGAAGATGCCGAGTTTGAGTTGGTGCAAAGCTATGTAAGAGAATTTGAGCCATACCTGACCGGGCGAACTTTCCTGCCTTTCTTAGACGAATTAGATAAAGCTAACCACGCATAAATGCCTCGACTCACCTATGGCTCTCACCCAATACTAAACGGCACTATGACGTATGGCGGTCGATTTAATAACAACTGGGCTTCTCCATCTAAGACTTCTTCAAATTGGTCCCAACCTTCCTCTCCAACCACTAATAATTGGGTAAGCCCTCAACGAGATAATTCAAATTGGAACTAATGCGTCTCCTCACTAAGTCCCAGGTAGAAAATAAAAAGCAGAAAGAGAAGGAAGCTCTCTTTAGGCAAGGCCAGCAGATGCTCAAATTCGTGGAAGAAGCCCGCCTTGAACTTAACAACATTAAGATTCAAAGAGAGAAGGAGTTGGCAGAGATGGACGCTGTATTCACACGGACTTTTGAGGAGCTTAACGCTAGAAGAATGAAGGTGGAAATGGAAATTAAAGAATTAGAGGACAAGCGAGATGGACTTAGAGCTTCAACAACTAGCGGATAAATTCAGACGGCATAATCACGACGATATCGAGACCGATGCTGTTAAAGCTGAGCATATCGACGGGCTTACCGAATTTATCAACGACACCGTTACACCAGTAATACCTTTCAATATTTTCTCCCAGATGGTTGACCTGGTGCATTGGAATTCTCTCGACGGTTTTATTGGCTCAGGGTCAGGGAACGCTACCGCTCGTGACAGTACGTTGTTATTGCAAACCCCCAGCGGGGCTGCTGGTACGGGATATTTCATTTATTCGACAGAGCCTTACTACAAGATTTACGAGACGGGTAAAACGCTCTCTATCGAATGGCAGATTGCTAACGCTACGACCTTTACGAATGGAGTGAATGTCTACTTCTACTTAACCGCAGGAACTTCGACACCACCCACAACGCAGGAACATTTCGGGTTCACTATTAGTGACGGAACCCTTTACTCATCAAATGCTGATGGAACTACACGAGCAACAGCAACCCTTAGTACAAGCATAGTAGCGGGACCACAGAGAACAAGACTTCGGGTTGAGGCGATTAAGGGAGCAAGTATCAAATACTATGTCAATGATGTTTTGAAGCATACAGAAACTCTTAACTTACCCACCGCTACTGACCTGTATTTAAATATGGGAATCACCACGCCTAACACAACACCCCAAACTGTAAATATCAACAGAGTCCTAATCAACAAAGCATACTAATGCCCAAAGTCCCCGTAAAATTTGCTCTCGGAACACATGCCCCAGCCAAGCTGGGTACTGCTATCGTTAAACCGACAAGTGAATCCAAAATGTCATACTCGCAGAACGTGGAAGTACAGAACGACGAGTACGGCAATTCGGTATTAGTCCCTGGTCCTGCTATGCCGACGATTACCGGCAACTCTACGCTAACTGGGGTGCCTTATCTCAAAGCTTTGTATACGGTCAGCACCGGCAACGTAGGATGGCTGTATGTCGCATCAGGTCTCCTCGGAGCTACTGACAAGGTGTTTCGGATTCAGGACGTGGAGCCGGGGGAAACACCGTCTGTGGATACCGCCAACACTGGGACAATCACACACGGAGCGCACTCGGGGATACAAATTACTGATATGGCCTACAGGGGAGGCTCAAACGATGACTTGTATATCGTGGGGAAAGACACATCTGACGGGTGGATTCAAAAACATACCGCCAACGCCAGTACTATTGGGTTTAATTTAGTATCCACACTTTCTACTTTTAATACCGGCAGAGTCCCTAAGATGATTCTTGCCAGCGACAACAATCTATACATCGGACACGGACGCTACATTGATAAGGTTGATACTACGGACACCTACAGTAATGACGTGCTCGATTTACCTACCACCTATGGTGTGACCGACTTAGGCGAGTGGCAGTTAAATCTTATAGCTGCCTATAACACTGACTTCGCCTTTACCTTTGACCAGCGCAAATCGGGCGGTAGGTCGGGTATCGTTATCTGGAATACCACCAGCTCATCATTTGAAAGAGATATCCCATGCCCTTCTCGTTATATTTCTGCTGTGGTCAACGAACCGGATGGAAACCTATTGGTATTCGGGGGATTAGATGAAGGGAAGACTACCTTATATGAATTCACCGGCTACGGCTTCAGAGAACTCTATTCCTATATCGGGGATATGCCCCGCTCTCGTCATTCCGTAGACTTTGATGGCCAGGGAAGGATTATGTGGATAACCGCAGACGGCCAGATATGTCGTTTCGATAAAGCTACAGGGATATTTGAGCATCTGGGAACCATTACCACCGGCTCAAGTGCAGGAGGATTGTTCTCCCGTCTTGTGGGAGGGTCAGGCAATGAATTTATCGCTGCATCAGGAAGTGGCCCATCTTATACCTGTAAGCGGGTAACGTTTGGCAGCTTTGTCGGAGATGGGGGCGCGGGAACAGACAATACGAGTACTCCCTTAGCTATTTCAGGCAAGGTAAAACTCCCACAAAAATCAGTCGTTACTGGTATTGAAATAGCTCTTAACGGGGAGCTGGTGAGTGGAGATAAGCTGAACGGCTATTTGTATAAAAACGGCTCTACTACTCCGATAACGATGGGGACTATTAACTTCACTGATGACGGTTCTATAGCCTCAAAGATAATCAGAAACACTCAATACAACATAGACAACGCTGCCTTAGGAGTGGCTTGGAAAATGACTGACGCATCAGCAACCGCACCAGGAGTAATCGAAGGGTATATTCACTACAACGAAATTAAGACCTAATCTATGAAATCATTTCAGGAGCTTTATACTGAAATACAAGACCAAACATTCGACACTTCGGCGGCTGGCTTAGTAGTAATCAAGCGAAGAATCAACGACGGTATTAGACAGGTGGTAAGACTTACCAACGGGGTATTCTTAGACAAGACTAAAACCTCAACAACCGATGCTGACGGCATAATGTCGGTGCCTGTTGATTTCGGAAAACTAATTGCCATTGTCGTCGCTAACAGCGCAACTCAGAACTACAACCCTCAGATAATTACAGGAAGAAGCGAGTGGAACAGGCTCAACGCCAGCTCCTATTCGTCCGATTACACGAGTCACGTATTTATCGAAAATAAGCAGCTCTACCTTTGGCCAACCCCGGCCAGCACAGGTAAGACGGTAACTCTAATCTACAAGCGGATAGTCAAAGATTTAATCGCTGCTGATTACACCAGCGGAACCGTCACAGCCACCAACAACTCGACTACCATCACAGGCGTAGGAACCACTTTCACCGCAGCAATGGTAGGAAGATATATAAAACTACCAGACGGTTTCTGGTACGAAATCGCCTCCTATACCTCAGCTACTTCTATAACCATCTCAGGCAGCTACGAAGGAACCACCACGGCAGGGGCCACCTTCACAATCGGAGAGATGTCAGTCATTCCCGAAGGGCACGAGGACGTAATTATTGACTACGTTCTATGGAAGCATTACATGAGAATTTCAGATAGGGCGCAGGCTAATGATTACAAGCAGAGTTTTTATGACCGGGTAAAGCTGCTTAAGACTGACTTCAGTTCATGGTCTACCAACGTTGTTATTGATGACGGGATGAATAGCCCATCATTAAACCCTAATCTTTTTATTAATTTTCTCTAA